TCTCCGTGTGAAGATCTTCTTGATACAGTTAATACTGCAAGATGCACTGCTCGAATGGCTGCATTGGAACTCAAGAATAAGGTCTCAAAACAACCCAAAGGAGTGGTTGTCAGTTCGAATGTAAAAACTTTGAATGCTGAACAATATTCAGAAGAACCTGCATCTATTATTCGCAGGTGTGACGCTGTTCTCACATTTCGTGTGCGTCCTGAATTTGCAACCAACTCCCAACTGGATTCTAAGAAGGTTGAAGAACATTATGGTGGTAAAGTACCTGCTGTTCCTGACTTATGGTCAATCGATGTAGAAATCGGTGTTCCTCTTAATCCAACTCCAGGTCGTCATGCTACTATCGGTTTCAAAACTGTTGTGTGGAATGGCAAACCTCTCAAATCTATTGATATGCAAACAGCTTTACAATATTTAGTTGTTGCCTCCAGGCATCATTTTGCCTACCAAAAATTAATGGTGGAGAGAAGTTCCGACCTAAAATCTAAACTTGTTCTATGTGAATCTTGTAAAAGTTCACAAGACATTTGTGTTTGTGGAATCACTCATGCTGTTTCTTATGCTGACTCGACACCTCCCACTAAAACAGTACCGCCTTTATTTAGGGCGAGAAAGGGATATTGTAGTTGCAGGAAATGTATGGGTGGTAGACTCATTGAAGATTGCCCTTATAAGCCTTCTCCAGCACAACAGCAAGAGTCTAGATTTGAGGAGTCCCTTAAAAAACCTTTGGAGGAACAATCTGCATTTGTGGATACCCTTCAGTACGTTGATTTGTTGGACAAATTCAATCGTTATCAATTGAAGTGGTTAGTGCCTCAAAGATTTGTACGAAGTTATGCTTCTCTGTCTGTGTTACGTATGTTTATGAAACATCCTAATGCTAAGTATCATGTCCTTTTCGGTTTGTTACTCCCTTTGTTTGTGGAGAATCGATTTGGTTTGGTAGCTTGCTTTCTTGGGTATCTGTATTTCCTTTATATTATTTTCATGTCTTATGTATATGTTATTGAATTAAATGTAGCACAACAAAAACAATCCACATGGTTATCGGCTAAACATTATGCCAAGCGCACCGCTCAAATTTTGGGAACTGGTGTTGCTGTTGGTGTTATATATGAAATGGCCAAAACCTACCGAAATACTCGTGGCCTTCGTCAATTGATGGAGCAGAGTTACCTTTCCCCAACTGATGAGGAAATCAAGAAAATTGATGCCAATGATGTTACCCAGGAGATTGCTGAAGAGCATAACTGGGCTACTGTTGTTACTAAACCTCTTCCTTCATCAACCCAATCCAAAACAATTACAGAGGATGACCTCGTCGCTTTATGTGAACGAAATACTGCCTGTGTATTGGATGAGGGAAAACTTGTCACCAATATGTTTTTTATCAAGTCAAATGTTGCTTTGATTCCTACGCATACAATTAAGCGTTGGGAAGATAAGTTATGTGTTATTGTTCGTAATGATGTCACCACTGTAGGTGGCAATTTTCATTGTTTCTTGTCTTATCAACATAGTGCACAAATTCCTTCCACTGATTTAAGTTTAGTGTGGGTTCCCAATGGTGGGGATTGGAAGGATTTGACCAAATATTTCCCTTTGACACATTTCAAGGAGAATTTCGGCATTCGTCTTTGTACGCGTGAGATTACAGGTGCTATTAAGCCCTATCGTTCTTATGCTAGGTACTCAGACCACAACCAACTTGTATCCTGCCATGCAGCAGGACATTCTTATAAAATAGAAAGTTTTGCTGGTATGTGTGGGGCACCTGTTGTAGCCCAAAAGATTGCTCCTATGATTGTTGGATGTCATGTTGCTGGTATCAGTGGAAAGAGTGGCTTTGCTCCGTGCATTGCTCAGTCTGACCTTGAATATGCTTTGGAAGTTCTGAGTGAACGACCTAGTGTATTACTTGCACATAGCACCGGTACAATCCCCGAAATGTTGTTTGGAAAACGTATCCTTGATGAACAATCTGTACATTTCAAGAGCCCAGTAAGTAAACTGGAAATTGGTGAGACAACTCCCAACATGGAAGTGTATGGAACTTGTAGTGGACGTGCTACGTATTATTCTAAAGTCGTCCAATCCCATATTTCTTCTGCTGTAACTGCTGTGTGCGGTGTAGCCCAGAAATGGGGTAAACCTAAGTTCAAAAAAGGAAACCCTTGGTTAGAGTCCCTGAAATATTCAAGTCAACCCTCTCGTGGAATTGAACCTTCTTTAATGGATCAAGCTGTGACTGATTATTTGAAACCCCTGCATCAACTGTTGACTGATCGCCCTTCTCTTAAGGCAGAAATCACACCGTTGACCAAGATGCAAACAATCTGTGGTATTGATGGACGCAAGTTTATTGACAAAATGCCACCTAACACTTCTGTTGGACATCCCTTATCTGGTCCCAAGTCGAATTATTTGACGCTCCTGGACCCAAAAGATTATGAAGGGTTTGCTTCTCCAGCAGAACTCGATTCCCTATTTTGGGATGAATTCGCTGTTGCTGTATCAGCGTGGAAAAAGGGAGAACGTTACCATCCTATCTTTAAAGCTTGTTTAAAAGATGAGCCTACACCAGTCGATAAGGATAAGGTGCGTGTCTTCCAAGCAGCACCCATGGTTTTGCAACTTGCAGTTAGGAAATATTTCCTTCCTATCGCAAGGTTCTTGTCCTTATTCCCAGACCTCTCTGAGTGCGCTGTCGGCCTTAATTGTATGGGCCCAGACTGGGAAGAATTTCAAGCACATATTGCAAAGTATGGCAAAGACCGTATTTTGGCAGGAGATTATAGCAAGTATGACTTGCGTATGCCTGCCCAAATCACGATGGCATCTTTCAAGGTTTTGATCACATTAGCCGCTGCGTGCGGATACTCTGATGAAGATCTTGAGATCATGCGTGGTATTGCTACTGACATTTGTTATCCTACTATTGCTTTCAATGGTGACCTATTGCAATTTGTTGGTTCAAACCCATCCGGCCAAAATTTGACTGTTTACATCAATAGTATTGGAAATTCCATCCTATTCCGTTGTGCTTTCTTTAGCATGGTAAAAGGACACACTTTTCGTTCTGTGTGTGCTTTAGGAACTTATGGAGATGATGCTAAGAGTTCTGTGAAACGTGGTTTCGACCAGTTTAATCACATCTCTGTGGCAAAATTCTTTTCCGATCGTGATATGAAATTTACCATGCCAGACAAAACTTCTACACCTACTCCTTATATGAGGGATGAAGATGCGGATTTCCTGAAAAGGAAAAACGTGTTTATTCCCGAATTGGAGCGTCACGTAGGAGCTCTTGACGAAGAATCGATCTTCAAAAGTTTGCATTCGAATTTACGTTCAAAATCTTTGACCAAACAAGAACTCGCCGCTACCTGTATTGATGGTGCGATCCGTGAATGGTTTTTTCATGGTCGTGAGACCTATAACCTTCGCCAATCCCAGATGCAGAGTGTAGCCCAACAATCAGAGATTGCTAATCTCTGTACAATGCTCGATGTTTCATTCGATGATCGCGTTAAATCGTGGAATCAACGTTATGGCTTCGATGATATGGACATGGAGAGTCCTGAACAATCCCACTGTGCGGCCGAATCCTGCACATAAATTAAAACTTTCTTCACGTTTCTGGAGACCGTAATCATATACTTTTGTATACTATGTATAATTTTATAGGCTTTAATGTGAATAGACATTACCCTCGTGTGATACCCCTATTTAGGGGAGGTTTCGTCAGCCACTGTAAGTACACACCCAGCACTCTTTAGTCAGAGAGTTGACTGGTTTAAATAAATAGACTACTTCAAAAATAAATGTAAAAATTAATTCTGAGTCCCAAGAGACTCAACAACAAGTTGTAAGTTTTTCTGATCAAAATGAACAGTGGACTTACTCTGTAGATAATAGACTTGATGATGTACATAGAACTGTAGATAGTAATGATGCAGATTTGAACAATTTCTTTTCAAGACCTATTAAAATTGCTTCTATAAATTGGACAGTTGGTGCAGTCTTTGGCACAACTATAAATCCATGGCAATTATATTTTGAAAATTTACGTGTAATTAATCGTATTACCAATTATAATGTTTTGCGCTTTAAATTGTGTGTGCGAATCATGATCAATGGTAACGGTTTCCATTATGGTCGAGCATTGGCTTCGTATCGTCCTCTTCACAATGATGATGCGTTTCCCGCTTGGCGTTATGGTTTAGTAAACCAAGATTTAATAGGTGCTTCGCAGAGAATGCATGTATATATTGACCCCACCAAATCCCAAGGTGGGACATTGTGTTTGCCTTATGTATATTATAAAAACGCAATGAATATTCCTGATCAAGATTGGAGGAATATGGGAGAACTCGATATTGCTTCATTAACTACCTTGCGACATGCGAATGGTGGCACTGACAGTGTTACTATTTCAGTGTTTGCTTGGGCAGAAGATGTAGCCTTATCCGTTCCTACGATAGCAGAACCCGGAGCATTAGCGCCCCAATCCTATCTAGAGGAACAAGCCAATGAGGCTGATGCAGCATCTAGTGGTCCAATTTCAGGACCAGCGGCATCAGTGGCAAAAGTTGCTGGAGTATTAAAGGCTATACCTCAAATATCTTATTTAGCCACTGCTACGGAAATGGCAGCTAATACAACCGCATCTATAGCTCGATTATTTGGAATGTCTCGCCCTGTTGATACAGGGCCAATACAGTCATATAAACCTACCTATACAGGGAATATGTCAAATACCAACACGCTTGACACATCAACAAAATTAACTTATGATGTTAAGCAAGAAATCACTATAGATCCAGTAGCAACTGGGTTAGGACCAGATGATGAAATGGCTTTTTCTAGTATCGCCAGTAGAGAGAGTTACCTGACCCAATTTCCCTGGTCTACATCCGATGTGCCTGAAACATTGTTGTGGAATTGTTATGTTGAGCCTATGCTCTATGATACCGCAACACCAGGAACATCAACTGAATACCACTATACACCTATGGCATACGCAGCTTTACCTTTTGAAAACTGGCGAGGAACGATTAAATATCGTTTTCAGATTGTCGCATCGGCATTTCATAAAGGTAGATTGAAGATTGTTTACGAACCTTACTTTAATTTAGCTGGAGCTAGTGAATATAATACACAGTATACCCATGTTATAGATCTTGCCAAAGAGCGAGATTTCACCGTTGATGTACAATGGGGGCAGGAGTATTCCTATCTGGATCATAGAGATCTAGGTTTTGTTGGAACTCCTTTTTCAACCTCCGTTCTTGGCGGTGCTCTACATGGGCAAGCTAATGGTATTATTGGTATTTATGTAGTTAACGACCTAACCACACCGAGTGCAACACTCGACGACGTCACAGTTTTGGTTTCAGTCTCAGCAGGAGATGATTTCGAAGTTGTGAACCCTAATACCAATGTGGAAGATGTCACCTTTTGGCAACCTCAGTCAGTATTAGAAGAACAATCCGCAGATATGGAAGTTGCAGATGCTGATTTCACTACAGAAGAAACAGCTCCCGTATCTAGTAATACTGAGACCAATCTCGCTATTGATATAAATATGCAAGATAATGCTCAGAAAATCTACTTTGGAGATCCTGTCACATCTATTCGACAGATTCTGAAGCGATACTATTACTACCGTCCTTATGTTACTACCCAAACTTTTTCAACGTTAGGTAGAGCTTTATGGAATTTGCCAGATTTTCCAATGTATCGTGGATACGCAACAGGAACATTGGCAGCAATTGACAATGCTGCTACCCCTGTTGATCCAACCCCCTATAATTTTGGGGCTACAACACTGATAAATTGGTTTACTCCAGCCTTCCTATGCAGACGTGGTGGATTGAGGCATAAGTACATTTTCTATTCGTCAGATGAGACTGATGGAATTATGTATGTTGCTCGTTATGCAGAACCTTTAGGTTATTCAAAGTCTGCTGGTGATGTTGTTAATGCAACATCTCCTTCACTTGCTATATCTAATGCGCAAAACTCAGTACCTTATTTTAGTTCTGGTGGAGTTCATACCACCCAAACTAATTTTAATCCCACATTGGAAGTAGAATTACCATTCTTTACCAATTATAGATTTTTCCCAGCTCGAACTTTGAATTTTAACTCAACTACTAGTGAGTTTAATAAGTTCCATTCTCTGGCATATCCTATTGGGAGTACTGCGGCAGCAACACATGTACAAGATTTCGTTTCGGTTGGAGAAGATTTTTCTTTATCTTTCTTCCAAGCCGTACCACGCTTCTTTGTTATGCCGACTAAGGTAGCTAGTGCTACAAACTAAAGTCTATCAGATATTGTGATAGCAGCGGTGTGAGCTAAATCATACAATTACGATCTTCCCGGTCATATCTACCGGATTGTTAGGAAGATCCACCATGGGTGACCCATGGGCTCTCTTAGGAGAGTGTGCTTACCGCAAGGCGCACACACGATTTATTAATTTAAACTTAGGTTTTCTAAGTTATCTTCGTGTGTGCCTTGGCGGCATTCACGCAGTAACTGTTTTTACTAGGTTTCAAATTTCAAATCGTG